GAAAGGTTTAAAAAACTTGAAGTGGATTTTGCCCAAAAGAGCGGATCAATGAATTTAGTAATTAATAAACCAAACTAAAAAAAGAAACGAAGATGAAAAAACTATTTGGAATTTTAACGCTTTTTGCACTCGTTGCTGCAGGCGTATTTAGCATTGCGACCGCCACACCAACGATAGGCGGAGTGGTTACACTTATTGCGGGTGGCAGCACATTGTTGGCAGACGCTCCGCTTACATTAGACACTCAAAAAATTGTATTTCTCAGGTCACTCAAGGAGGAGTACGATAAAATCGAAACGTGGATGAACGAGGCGGAAGATTTGAGCATGTTTGTAGTGGACGGACAAACGCTGCAATTTCCTGAAGCAGGGGCGCCCCCCAATGTATATAAAAACAGGATTACCGATATTGATAGTGTGGAACCGGAAGAAACCGTTCATAAAGTAGAGTTGGACGTTTACGACAGCCAAAACTATAAAATCCGAAACGCCCTATTGCACGCCTTGCCTTTTGAGAAGGTGCAGCACTACACTAAAAAATCGGCAGACTCTATCATAAAAAAAGAGGTAAAAGATACCGCCTACGCATGGGCGCCCAAACAGGCCGGACACAAGATCAGCATTAAGGGAAGCTCCGGCCCCGTGCGAGGTGGTCTCAAAATGTTAACCCTTGAGGATATTATTGCTTTGGCGCGTGATTGTGATGCGCAGGAATTCCCTGAAGATGGCAGGAACTTAGTGTTGCCCTCTGATATGTGGTGGGATTTGGTAAACAACAACGATATTTTGAAAGGGCAGCTCAAAAACCTGACACCCAACGGCGTGATTAAACCCACCGTAGTGGAATATTACGGATTTAAAATTCACAAGTCATTGGGTAAAAAGCTGGGTATTGCATGGGATACCAAACTAAATAAGCTGGCGCCACAGGGGGCGGAGATTATAGGCGATGTGGTACCGTGCGGATTGTTGTTTTGCGCAAACGAGGTGTTCCGCTGCGGCGGCAATATGGAGATGTTTTATTTGGATAAATCACAAAACCCAAGCGGCAGAGCCTACGAGTTTGGCTTCCAGCACCGCTTTAAATCCGACTTCCAAATGAGCGGTAACAGATATTCCGGTTTAATATACTTGAATAAGGCAGCGTAATGAAATTAAAGGAGTTATACTTACTGATAGAGCAACAGGCATTAAACAATCTGTCGGATGTGCAGTACATCGATCTACAAAAGAGACAAATCGAACGAGCCGCCGAAAACTATCCCATACCTTTTCCCGCACTGCTTGTGGAATTTGGAGCGGCAGACCATTCCAACCTTTCAAGGCACAGGCAAATAGGAAGCTCAGAGGTAAGTATATCCTTTTATATGGATTTGGTAACCGATACCCACGACGATGCGCAGTTGCGCGATGAAACGATCCAACTGCTCGACTTGCTGGACAGGCTGTTTCAAACTTTTGAGGGTTTGAGGGTGAGCGACACCACGATGCTGATTCGCAAGTCGGACACAGGGTGGAGGTTTGAAGGGAACTATTGCTGGATAACGGTTACCTTTTCCTTTGTACAGTACGAAAAGAAAAACGAAAATACACGTCCGCTAAAAATAACTGCGGGCTTAAATGTTGAATCTAAAAAACAATAACAATGGCAAAAACAAACAACACCGCCTCTAAGGGAGGCACAAATAAGGGGAAGGCAGCCCCAACAAAAACTGCTGAGGTAAAGGCAACCGATCCCGCACAAGTGGCACCGGAAAACACCGTACCGGAAGTTACTACAGGTGTAACCACCGACACCACACAGGAGGCTACTGCAGGTGCAACTACCAACACCACACAGGAAACTAAAAAAGAGGAGCCAAAAGTGGGAAAAAGCGAAACGGAAAAAACGGCTCGTGAACTTATGCGCAAGCACAAGTTACAGGAGGTGTATTACGTGGGCGGGTATTGGTTTACCAAACATGAAAATGCCACCGCTGCATTGAAACAGTACCCGGAAAGCAAAATTGAAACTTTTAAGGGATAGGCTATGTTACCAAGAGTAAAGATAATTTTTGAAAACGGGCTGTTAGGCTCCTCCGCGCCGATGGACGACGGCGTGTGCGGATTTATCTGTACAGGCGTTGGTGTTTACAACCATGAGGAACCGGAAAAACCTTATTTAGAGTTAGACAAGCCCTATTTGATAACCAACCTTGACGCATTGGCGAATTTTGAAATTACTGCTGAAAGTGAAGATGCGAATGCCAACACCTACAAGGCGGTAAAAGAGTTTTACGATATTGCGCCCGGCGGCAGCAAGCTCTATTTTATGGTGGTTGCCGATACGGTAAGTGTGTCCGACATGGTGGATAAAACCCAAGCATACGGCAAGCGACTGATAGAGTATTCCAATGGCGCCGTTCGCTTTTTGTTTACCTTTAAGCAGGATGCTTCCGGCTACTACCCTGTCATTTTGGATGGATTGGACGAGGATGTTTATTTGGCCGCTACCGAAGCCCAAAAGTTGGGTGTTTATGCAGCCGATGAACGTTTTGCCCCCTGCATTGTATTTTTGGAGGGTCGCCATTTTAATGGAGTCCCTGCCGATTTAAGAGAGCTGCACCAGGGCGACTTAAACCGCGTGGGCATTCTTATTGGCGATACCGCTTGCGACAGCAACGGCGCAACGTTGGGAACGCTTGCCGGTACGCTGGCAAGTATTCCGGTGCAACGCTCCATCGCTCGCGTGAGAAGCGGCGCACTGCCTGTAAGCAAATTCTACATTCAGGATAAAGAGGCGAAAGATGCCGACGTGGAGGTAATCCATGACAAGGGATTTATCACTTTCCGCACTTTTGTAGGCAAAGCCGGCTACTACTTTTCCGATGATAAATTGGCCACGAAAGTAAGTGATGATTACGCACTGATCCCAAGACGCAGAGTAATTGACAAGGCATACCGAATTGGCTACATCACCCTGCTTGAGGAGTTGAACGATGAATTGCCTGTTGATGATGAAGGACGTATTCCGGCACCAATTGCAAAGAGTATTCAAAACAGTGTCGAGCGTGCTATTGTCAACAACATGACCGCTTACCGCAATCTTGGGAACGACCCCAGCAACCCAAATGACACCGGCGTGGAGTGTTATATTGACCCTAACCAAAACGTGGTGGCGCTCTCCAAATTGGACGCACGCTTGCGTGTGAAGCCTTACGGCTACCCGAAATATATTGACTGCTACCTCGGATTCAAAGTAGCAAGTGTTTAACCTTAAAAATTAATAGTTATGTTTGATTCGAGACAGTATGAATGGAACGATATGTGCCTTATTTTAGGCGGCAGAGACGTGACCGGCTTCAGGGGTGTAAAATATACCGAAAAACAGGAGAAAGAGCCGGTTTACGGTAAGGGCAACCTCCCACTATCCCACCAAAAGGGCAACAAGAGCTACGAAGGCGAGATTACCCTTTTGCAGTCGGAATATGAAACCATGCGTGCAATATCCAAGACAGGCTCTGTTTTGGACTTGCAATTAGATGCCGTAGTTAGCTACGGCAACCCGGCAAATGGCGATGTGATGATTACCGATGTGCTTCAGGGCATTCAGTTTACAGAAGGCGCAAAGGAAATGAAACAGGGGGATAAAAACATGGAGATAACACTTCCCTTTAACTTCCTGAGACTTAAAAAAGCAGTTTAACCTTAAAAACCAATACAATGAGCAAAGAAAAATTAACCGGTCAGGCGACCGATGAACAAATAAAAGCGTGGAAAGAAAAGCACGGCGATATTTTCTTCGCAAAGGCGGAGGGGAATATCGGGTATTTTAGAAAACCCAACAGAAAAGAGTTGGATTACTCACTTTCAATGAAGGACAGCAACCCTTTGAAGGCAGACGAGGCAATTATGAAAAGTTGCTTTGTTGGCGGTAGCGATGTGTTTATAAACGACGTTGGTTTTATGATCGGCGCATCGGGATTGATTGAACAGCTAATTTCAATTAAACAGTCCGAGCTGGGAAAGCTGTAGAAAATGCGGACGGTAGTATTGCGCACAATTGGGTGGGATTTATTAATACAATGCTGCAATACTACCTCCACATTGATCCGGACAAACTAACCGATGAAGAGTGGGCAGAGAAATTTGCGCAAATAGCTACGATACGGAAAATGGAAAACACGCAAGCCTGAAACAATGAGCAACCCGGTAATATTTGAACTTAAATTTGATGGCAACGGCGAAGCCTACCTGAAAAAAATATCGGGTGGGCTTGACGCTGCCACCGCTAAGGTGGGCAAGCTGCATTCACTTACAAAGAAGCTCGCCTTTGCCTCACTTTCTTTTGTCGCTGTTCAAAAGGTGTTCAGGGGCATAAAAAGTGGCATTTCCGGGATAGAACAGGCATATCAAAGTCAGGATATTGCGGAAACAAAGCTGCAGCAGGTCATGCGCAACACCACAGGGGCAACCGATGAACAGATAAAAAGCGTTAAGGAGCTGGCAAGC